TAGGGTGGCAGGGTCAGATATCGCACCACACGAGGACCACATGTCGCACCCCACAGACAAAATGATGGCGGCGCTGCAGCACTACATCGAGCACGGCAGCAAAACGGAAGCCTATAAACACGCATACAACACGCAGGAGATGAGCCCCAGGACCATCAACCGTGAGGCGATCCGCGTCTTTAAGCACCCGGCGCTCAATAGCACGCTCCAGGTCATGCAGGAGGCGGCCCAGAAAAAAGTGGGCGTGTCAGTAGAATGGGTCCTCCACAGGGCAAAGCTGCTGGCCGATTTCAACATCAACCGCTTTCTGTACACCGACGAGCAGGGCGCTGCTTATTTTGATTTTAACAACGCCACGGACGACGACTGGTACTGTATCTCGGAGTACACCGTGGACATCGTGCAGAAAGGCTCAGGGATGGATAAATACGAGGCCGAGCGGGTCAAGCTGAAAGGCGAATCAAAGCTCAACGCCCTGACGATGGTGGCCAAACTGGGCGGCATGCCAGGCTACACCAACAAGATCGAGGTGGACGGCCAAGTGGCCCTGCTTAATCTATCAACTGACGAATACCTGGCTGCCAGGGAAAAAGTGATTGAACACGATGACTGCTGAGTTGAGCCCGGAGCAAAAACAGGCCATGAACTTTGCCAGGCGGCTGGAGTGTGAGTCGGACGGCATGTACTTCAATCGGTACTTTTTCAAGCAGCGCCTTGAGAGCAAAATGCTGGTCAATGCGCACCATCTGGCCATGCAGAAAGCCCTGGACCGGACTATGCTGGCCCCCTGGCACCCGGATTTTATACCCCGCCTGATCATCACAGTGCCGCCAGGCTACACGAAAACAGAAATGGCCTCGATCAGCTACATGGCCAGGGGCATCGCCATGAACTCAAAGGCCAGATTTTTGCATCTGAGCTACTCTGAGAAACTGGCCCTCCTGAACAGCACCACAGCTCGGGGGATCATTAAATCGCCAGAATTCCAGGCCATGTGGGACGTCAAAACAAAAAATGACGTGGACTCAAAGCAAATGTGGCACACCACCAAAGGGGGTGGGGTCACGGCTACTGCAGCAGGCGGCCAGGTGACTGGATTCCGGGCGGGCCACATGGATCTGCCGGAGGAGTTTGCCAGGCTATACGAGGAGGGCCGTGGCCATGAGTGCACGCTGCCCTATGAGGCCTGGGAGTTCCTGGGCGCCCTCCTGGTAGACGACCCGACCAAGCCTGATGACGCCAATTTTGACACCAAGCGCAAGGCCGTCAACAACCGATACAACGAGACCATCGAGAGCCGCCTGGCCGTACAGACCACGCCGATTATCGTCATCATTCAGCGCGTCCACTGGGACGACCTGGTGGGGCACCTGCTCAGAGGGGGATCAGGGGAAAAGTGGCACCACCTCAACCTGCCCGTAAAGATTGACAGCAACAAGCCGTACCCCAAGGAATACACGCACGGCATCCCGATTGACCACGGGCTCCCAGACGGTTGGCTCTGGAAGTACAAGCACAATGACACCCACGAGGCGGCCCTGTCAGCACACCGCAGAAAATTCCGCAGCCAGTACATGCAGGACCCCATCAAGCGAGATGAGGAGACGGCCCTCTGGACTGAGAAAATGATCGCCAAGGCTAAGGGCCTGAGATTCGCAAACCCTATCCGCACTGTGATTGCGGTGGACCCTGCGACAACCAACAACCCTGACAGCGACCTCAATGGCATAGGGGCTGCCACGCTATATGACGACCAGGCGTACTATTTCACGGACAAGGACGGCAAGCTCCAAAAGCCCCCACGTTTTACCCTGGACGCGGACTACTCTCTGCGCGGCACCCCCAGCCAATGGGCCCAGGCTGCAATCAGGGCCTATGAGATCCACAACGCTGACGCCATAGTGATCGAGACAAACCAGGGTGGCGATATGTGCGAGGAGACTCTCAGAAACGCAGGATTTAAAGGGCGGATCATCAAAGTGCATGCAGCTAAGGGCAAAGTGCTCAGAGCGGAGCCCGTTGTGGCGCTTTATGAGCTGGGGCACATAGGCCACAAAGGGGGGCTTTCCGATTGTGAAGATGAGATGCTAGACTTTGATCCTCTAACAGGCAAAGCGAACGGCAAATCGCCAAACAGAGTCGACTGGGCGGTGTATGCCATCACAGAACTGGCCAACCTGGACACGTCGTTCGATCAACTACTGGCGCTGGCCGTGGGGCAATAAAATGAGCGAACTAGAAAAGACATACAGCAAGGCAGAACTCAACGGCGCAGTGCACACGGCAGTGCAGCTGGCCATGACAGGGAAAGGCAACGCCAACGACTCCCTGACACAAGGCATCCGCTACAAGATGGCCCAGGCGATTAGCGGGGGCTATGATTTCTCAGACACCCTGCACAACATCTACCTGGATTATGGATACCCGGCCTCCCTAAGCTTTTTCAACTTCTGGAACATGTACCGCCGCTTTGGTGTGGCGAAACGGGTGGTCGAGTTGGCCCCTGACCAGACCTGGATGGATGACCCGATCGTTGAGTCTGACGATCGCACGTTTATGCGCGACCTGCGCACACTGATCGGCACCGATGAGGACGGCGTGCTGACCAAAAACAGCGTGGGCTTGTGGCGTAGGGTGAAAGGTTTAGACACCCGGCAGCGAGTGGGCAGATATGCTGGCATGTTCATGCGAGTGAGAGACGGCAAGACACCAGACCAGAAACTGGAGGGTACACTCAATGGCCTATCGGCATTAGTCGACATGGTCCCACTATACGAGGGGCAGCTCACAGTTCAGAGCACAAACGACAACGCGATGGACGATGATTTCGGACAGCCCTCAATGTATCAGTTCGTCAGCAGCGGAGCCGGCAACCGTAACGAAAAGCAGGGCGCATCGTTCAACATCCACCCCAGCCGGATAGTGATTGCAGCCGAGGGCTCAGACAATGGCGGGATCTACGGCATCCCAGCCCTGGAAAGCATCTACAACGACCTGATGGATCTGCGGAAAACCCTGGGCGGTGGCGCTGAGGGGTTCTACAAGAACGCAGCCCAAAGTATCGTATTCGACCTAAAAGACGCAGCCAGCGCAGCATCCAACCAGGAACTTTTAAACCAGTTCAATGAGAATTTTGACGAGTTCTCCCACAATAGAGCCCGGCGCTCAATGTGGACGCCCGGAATGGAGGCGAACACCCTGGAGAGCAACCTCATCAGCAGTGACCCGTTCGTCCAGGGCAGCCTTTTGGCGATCAGCTCAGGGTCTGGCATTCCTGTGGCGCTATTGACGGGCAATCAGACCGGACGCCTGGCAGGCGACCAGGACTCCAAGGCCTACCTGGGCAACATCCAGGCACGCCGCACAGATTTCGGCTCAGACCTGGTGACATCAGTCATCGATTGGCTCATGAAGTATGCCATCCTTCCGACGGTGCCCTACGCTGTGGAGTGGCCAGACGCTCAGGCTCCTAGCCAGGAACAAAAGCTCGGCAATGCTGACAAGATGGCTGAGACAAACCAGCGATCCTTTGACGGCGGAGGCGGTCAGATCTACTCGGAGGAGGAGATCAGGGAGGCCGGCGGATTCGACGCAGAGGAGCTGCCAGAAGAGGTCGACACCGACGACGCAGACGAAAGAAACATCGACATCACCGACGAGGAGTAATAGTGGACTACCAGCAACTTAAAGCCGCCGTCCAGGCAGCTGGCCATGTGTTTTTTGACCGTGGAATTTTTAACCTCAATATTGTAGGCGTGCGCACCGCAGAGGACGCTGCCAATACTTTCAACGACCGCATGTTCGTGGCGTACCGGGACGAGCTAGGGGGTGAGCAGTGCATCGGCGCCAAGATCACCACGGACCCAGGGCTCAAGTACCGGGTCAACCCCATCAACGAAAAGGGCACAGGGATCATCGTCCCCGGCCAGCATCGAGGTGTGTGGCATTTAGGCATGCACAAGGGCATCTACCCGGCCCTGGTACAGCGCAAGCCGATCCTGGTCTACAGGGACAACGACTGTGACGGGTTCCTGGACCCTGACCCGGCCAACACGGAGAAAGTCCTCGGCGGATTCAACTGCCACAGGGCAAGCTCATCAGGCACCAGCATACTGGTCGACGGCTGGTCTGCAGGTTGCCAGGTGTACGCCAATGTGCACGACCACGCCCTGCTGATCTCACTGGCCAGGCGCAGTGCTGCGATCCACGGCGACTCGTTCAGCTATACGTTACTGCGGGAGAGTGAATTGGATGGCCAAGCCAACTAAGACAGACCCCACAGGGCAAAGAGACAACCGGGCGAAAGGCACCCGGCAACTGCGGGCGCGTTTGACCCAGGCCGAGCGAGAGATCAAGGCCCTGTTCAGAGCTATACCGCGCACACGCCGCCAGCGCACCACTCTGCAAAACAGCACGCAGCCAGGAATGACGATCGAGATGCTGCTCAGTAGTATTAAGCTGTGCTACAAGGCCCAGAGCCCGGAGATGGTGCCGGGCCTGATCTCAAATGCCACGATCCCGGTGTATGACTACCAGATCACCCCCGAGGAGCTGGAGCTGCTAGACCAGAACATTCGCAACATCATTGACGACGCGGTCCTGGAGACCCGCACCGATCGCATGCCCCCGAATTGGTGGTGGCAGGAGGTCATCGAGGTGCCCTACAGGCAAGGCGCTGCAGAAGAGATCCGCAATTTCAACCAGTTGATCACTGAGGAGCTTGTGCGCGTCAGAGCGTCCAGGGGGGTCGCTACGATCCGCCCTGAGTTCGCGGGGGTGGCATTGTCCCAGGAGTACCAGGAGTCCCTGCAGAACGTCTACGTCAGAAACTTTGCCAACATCAAAACCCTGAGCGATCGGACTGCTGACAAGGTGGTGCAAACAATCAACGCGGGCATGCAGGCAGGGATGACACCCTCAGAGATAGGCAAAATGATCACCGAGCGATTCGACGTGTCCAGGTCTGGAGCCAAGCGCACAGCCGACACTGAGGTCAACAAGGCGTACAACGACGCCAGGCTCGATGCGGCCGATGCGGCTGCCAGGATCACCGGATTGCGTGCGGGGGTGCGCCACCTGTCGGCGCTAATTCCAACAACGAGGGAAACGCATGCGGCCCGTCACGGCAACGCCTACACGACGGACCAGCAGCGGATCTGGTGGGAGGAGGGCGCCAACCGGATAAACTGCCACTGCAGCACCAGGACAGTCCTGATCGATAACAAGGGCAACGTGATCGACATCGAACTCCAGGAGGAGATCAAGGCGGAGCGGACCTTTTTTGACAAGGAGGACGGTGGTGGAACTCCGCCCCCTACCAGTACGCCAGCACAACGGCGCCGACGTAGACGAGCGGCACCGGCAGCTCCTGAACAGGTCACAGACCGCGCCCAGTTCCGTGA